GGTCACACAAGAAGATATTCTTACGGCAGGCACAACTAGATATCCTTTTCCTAACGATGCTAAAGTTATAGATTTTGATAGCTTTAGAATTAAAGAGGATAGCACATTAGGTAATAATACGGTTCGTCTAGGTATTCTAGATTACGATGACTACTTACAAAAGTTTGTTGAGCAAGAATATAAAACAAGTTCCAATGGAAGACAGCTACCACGTTTTGTTTTTCATGCTCCTTCTTTAGAATATGGTATGGTTCCAGCACCAGATCAAAATTACACAGTTGTTTATGAGTATTACAGAATACCTGTAGACCTAATCAATCAAACAGATGTACCCGATGTACCAGAACGCTTTAAGCATGTTATTGTAGATGGCGCAATGTATTATGCTTACTTGTTTAGAGGAAATACTCAAGACGCAACTGTATCACAGCAAAAATTTGATAACAGCATTAAACAAATGCGCAGTATGCTAATTAATAAAACACATTATTTAAGATCATACATGATTGCTAGAAATCAAACTGTATCAGGCAGATTAGGTTCTGCCTCATCGAACGTAGGCTCATCATTGGATTCTTTATAAATGGCAGAAGATAGTTGGCAAACATATCCTATTGAATTTAGAGGCGGCTTAATTACAAATCTAAGCCCACTACAACAGGGTATTAATGCGCCCGGTAGTGCTAGAATTTTGCGTAATTTTGAACCTTCTATTGAAGGAGGTTACAAAAGAATTTTAGGCTACAGAAAATACGATATCAATATTATTCCTCCTTACGATAATTGTGTTGTACTTGGTGATAGTCAGACCGGGTCTGATTTAGAAGTTGCTTCCTTGTACTCTAGCCCAGAAGAAGGTGATGTTTTTACTATTGAAGGGGTAAATGGTACTTACACAATTACTAGTGTAACTTATAGTACTGCAAATAAAACGGCTATATTATACTTAGACAGTGCTCTAGCTAGTAGCCCTGCTAATGGAGCTTTACTTACATTTACTAGCACAGAAACAGCATATCCTACCAAAGGTGTTTATGTTGCCGATGATTATACCATTGTTGCTAGGGGGTCTTCTCTATATAAGACAAGTGGCGGTGGTTATACAAAAATAAGTGTTCCATCTTATGGGTCTCCTCTTGTAAATGGAGCGTCACAAACGGGCGGAAGTTTAGACATTGATGGTTTGAACTCTGCCCCAAAAGCATTTGATGTATTTACTATATCTGGAATTAATGGTGTATATACAGTAACGAGTGACGCTACAGTAGTTTCAGGGGCAGCTACCTTATCTATTAGCCCTACTCTATCTAGTAGTCCAGCAGATGATGCAGCTATTACGTTTATATCTACTATTAGAGTGTCTTCTTATAAAACACGTTTTACAGATTATAATTTTAGTGGCGTTAGAAAATACGCTATTGTCGATGGCTATAATTTTCCAGCCCTATATGACGGCACAACATTTACAGTATTGCATAATGCCCCAATCGATGCTATGGGTGCTGCATTTGTAATAGAGCACAAAAATACATTATTTTTTGCTAAGGGCAGCAAGCTATTTTTTACTGCTCCTTATACTGATAATGATCTTTCAGCTACTTCTGGCGGCGGCATTATAAACATAACTGATAACATTAATGGCTTAAAGACCTTTAGAGAACAGTTATTTATTTTTACTGAATCTAAAATATTTCAGTTAAGTGGTTCTTCAATAGCTGACTTTCAGTTACAACCAGTCACCAGAGATATTGGATGTATTGAACCAGATTCTATACAAGAAGTAGGTTCTGACGTTATGTTCTTTGCTCCAGATGGTCTTCGTCTTTTAGGTGCAACTGATAGAGTAGGTGATTTTAATTTTGCAAATGTTACTAAGGTTATTCAATCAGAATTTAATGATTTAGTAAATCAAAGCTCAGAGTTTTGTAGTCTTACTGTAAGAGGAAAATCTCAATATAGATTATTTGGCTATAATGCTTCGTACACTAAAGAAAATGCTAAAGGCATTATTGTGACACAATTAGCAGAAGAAGGTGGTAGTGGTTATGCTTGTTCAGAACTTCAGGGTATACAGGCTAAAGTAGCTTCGAGTAGATACACGGGTGGTACTGAACTTTGTATGTTTTCAAACACAGACGGTTATTTATATCAAATGGAGTATGGCAGTAGCTTTGCGGGTAATGATATCAGTAGTACTTTTGCTACGCCCTATCTACCAATAAGCGATCCACGAATAAGAAAAACAATATATAAGATGTTTTTATATACTGATTCTATCAGTAGCATTAATATAAATGTTACTCCTAAGTTTGATTTCAGCTCTACGGAAAGCATTCAGCCAAATTCCATTAATTTGTCTAATATAACAGAAAGTGGTAATACTATTTTTTATTATGGGACAGCTACATACGGCGCTGCTAATTATGCGGGAGACCTAGATACAACAATAATTTCACAATTAATAGGTTCAGGTTTTACCGTTTCATTACTTTTTGAAACAAACGATACAAGCTCTCCATTTACATTGGACGCAGTGACTCTTGAATACACAAATAACTCTAGGAGATAAATAAAAATGGGAACCGGATATAAACGCGCTGATACCTCAAATAATATTGCTACGGGTAATATTATTAACGCTTCTGATTTAGACGCTGAATTTGATGCTGTAGAAGCTGCTTTTAATGCTGTTTCTGGTCATACACATGACGGAACTGCTGAGGAAGGTGGTCCCATTGTAAGTATCGGTCCTGCTCAGAATTTTGTCGTTGCAGCAGCAGCAGCAACACCAAAAGTAACTAACTTCATGGACCTTGGCTCTTCAGGTTTACAATTTAAAAATATTTATATTGATGGCCTAGCTTACATAGATGAGTTTGGAGAAGACACATTATTGTCTACAGATAAAAAAGTTCAGTTTAGAGACCCTGCTATTTATTTACATTCAAGTGTAGACGGTCAGTTAGATGTTGTTGCTGATGTAGAGATACAACTAGATTCCCCGACTATAGATATTAATGCGGCTACAGCTGTTACAATAGACACTGCTGCACTAACAATAACAGGATCAACAGATATTGTTGGTGATCTTGACATAGACAACATTAATGTAAATGGTAATACTATTAGTAGCACAGACACCAATGGAAATATTAACCTAACACCCGATGGTACTGGTTCTGTTGCTATTTCTAAAGTTGACATTAATGGCGGAACTATTGATGGAACCACTATTGGCGGATCAAGTGCTGCTGATGCTACATTTGCCACTCTAAATGTTGATGGGGGCGACATTGTACTATTCGAAAAAGCCGACCACTCCAGTATTCCAGAAGCTGGTAAAGGGTATCTTTGGGTTAAGTCAGATACTCCAAGTAGTCTTATCTTTACTGATGACGCAGGTACGGATTATAATATAACAGAATCCGTAAGCAGTACATCTGTAGTAGACGACACGACACCTCAATTAGGAGGTGACTTATATAGTAACGGATCAGATATTTATGTAGAAGATAATGATTCTGTTTACCTAGGGACAGACGGAGACTACCGATTATTTTATGATGGAACGAATTTAAATTTAAGAACTAGCAATAGCTCTAGAATTTTATTTCAGTACAATACAGGTACTAGATATGATTTTTATATGCCTACTGGTGATTTGACTATTACAGGGGAATTACAGCAGGGTTCAGATGTGTCTATAAAAACAGACGTTGTCCCAATAACGGATGCTTTAGCTAAAGTACTCAATATTCGTGGTGTTACTTATAAACGAAAAGATCTAGAGTACTCAAGACGATACGCTGGTGTTATAGCACAAGAGGTAGAGTCTGTGCTACCAGAAGTAGTAGCTGTAAACTCCAGTGGTCTAAAATCAGTTGCGTATGGAAACATGGTGGGCCTTCTTATTGAGGCAATTAAAGAGCTTAAAAATGAAATAGACCAATTAAAGTCTTAGCTTATTTTTATTTTAAAGGTGCTATTGCATGTTTTTATCGGACTACTTATGGAACACACTACTTACGGCGTTGGCCGCAATAACTTTATGGTGGGTTAAATCTACTAAAACGGATATAGATACGCTAAGAACTTTAATTCATAAAACAAGAGAAGATAGTTCTAGAGATTTTGTCACTAAAGAAATGTTAAGAGATCATAATACTGAAATAACAAAACGACTAGATAGATTAGAAAGTAAAATTGACACTCTTGTTCTCAAGCTCACAAATAAATAAAGGATAAAGTAGATGGCTACACTTGCACAATTACAAAATAGTTTAAAAAATGCTCAAAACAATCTACATT